GAAATAATCATCTCGTGCCCCGCTGAGATCATATCCTCTTCTGACCTTTTACTTCTTAATCTAGGGTTCTGACACATGATCGAGTTTTAGCTGAGGCAGATCGATCACTCTAGCTTAATTGTTCAGAATAAGTTTTAAATCAGCATTGACACCATTAACGTAAGTTGAATCAATGTCATAGACTTTAAATTCATTGCTCACACCAAACACCACTTAACGCACAGTTTAGGCCCTGGCATTCTCATTAGTCAATTCACCAGCTTTCTTGCCAAAAACAAAATTTGCTATCTTATTGTCCAACTTAACACTATGGACTTATGCGCCTAAAATGGATGATCCCCAATAGCTTACGAAGTCTTAATACTTCTTTTCAAAATCTCTATACTTTAAAGCCTCCATTCTAACTCTAATAGTATTAACTGGGGTGCACTGATAATCCTTGGTGAGATCAATGATGGATTTAACTTAACTATTAAGTGACACCAAGAATTTGTAGATAAATTATTTCTACACATCGACCAAACCCACGAATTCAGGTAGTCGGAAGACCTTGAAAGGTCTAAGGGTGCCGTTAGAGAATCCCACCCAAACGTTAAATGAGAGAAAACCTAGATTAATAGTCTTGATGCACTCTAAGTTGACGGTTACATTACCGTGTTTGTAACCATTACTACCTCTTGGTCTAAAATGGACTTAATTATCTCTTGTAACGGAATAGTCTCCTTCACCACAGGGCAACTTATAAGTGCCTGGATATTGCATGTATTGCATACCACTAACGTAGATCTCGCATCTGAGACCTAAGACAAAGCTTTCGTCGAAATAGTAGTGGCAATCGTTCATGACCACAATGATCCTATCATATTTCCCCATCCACTGATAGCTGCTGATGTATTCTTAGAGAGTACCCTCAAAGGGAGCTAGATACTACTCATCAACCGCATATCTGGTTAAGTTATTTTGATAGTATAACCTATCATAGTCATTGCTTCGTGGTCTGATTGGTTACAGGACTCCTTTAAACGCACACTCCTTTAGAAATCTCTGAACTGGAGTGAATTTACTGCCGATGTCCAAAACTAGTGTTCTAGCATCTTGAACACCAAAGACAAATTGAGACCACATGTGTGCAAAGTTTAGGTCGCTCATGAACCTATTGTGTGTATGTCCTCCACTGCTTCTAGTCTGATTTCGCAGTGTGTCCTAGTCGACACCATATCCATACATATTAATTACTGTGAGCATGTCTTTATCAACAGCTCCATCGGGTCTGACTAATATCTGTCCTTCGTTAACGGTGATTCTTCGAGTCTTCTTGGTGCAGACTTATG